CAAATTGCTGATGTTATTGCCATAAATTTTCTCCTAGTTATTGAGGCGGTGACTCGATGGGTATTCTTAATGTTCCATCGGTGTAATCGTCTCGTCTTCTTCTACCAATTTGCATTGCTGCAAACTTCTGTAGTTCTTGTGTATACTTTTGCTCATATAATGTCAACATATCTTGTGGACCTTTTAAAAAACTAAATGCTTCCACTAAACAAGCATATAATAGCCCTTGAGGAAAATAATTGCTCACATATGTATGAGAATTACCGTCGGCTCCTGAACCTAATCCTGTTGGCATTGCATTTCCATATATTTTAATAACATAATTAGCGTCTGGAGTAGGAGCCATTAAAATAGATCCTGAAGTAGTATCTGTTAATCCTGTTGCTCCTCCAAACATCGCATAATATTTAGGGAGTCCTGTTACATCTGCTCCTGATGCAGTAGAGCCTGAAGGGCCTGTTTTGAAGCCAACATACTCACTTAAAAAAGTTTGATCTCGTCTCTCTAACCATTGACCTTGTTCATTAGCATTAGCTGTAGAATTAAAAATTTTTACCCCTCTTACAAATTGAAAACCAGCGGGAACTCTAACCGTATTAACATCTGCAGCAACCGTTCCTTCCCATTCTTGTCTATCCGAGTCCATAGGTATATCAAGATTGATTCTATGTTCTGCATTCATGATAAATTGATCTGTAACAGTAGCAGTAAATACCGTTGTATCTACTTCACAGTAATTTTGAATTGCTGTTGTTAGTGTTGTATATGAATAACTTGTTAATCCGCCTGCCATTATGCTTCTATAGTTACCGGTCCAACGGACACTGGATAACCTCCTCCTTCTTTTCCACCTGTTGTAGCTGTATCAGTATTTATAACAAAATAAAACCAGTCTGTTGTAAAATCTGTATCTCTTGCACCTGCTACATATTTTCCTGTAACAATAGCATATCCTGCCGCTAAAGCAATTTTAGCTCCTGTAATTCCATCCCAACTAGCGGGATCTGTATAAGCTCCTGCTGTTGTTGGTGTTCCTCTAAAACGATAAGTGTCTCCATTCGTTAAGCCATGATTTGGTACATTAACATTTATATAAGCAGATCCTGCACCATATGTTATAAAAGGATTAAAAGGCATTAACTGTGTAACTGCGGGAGCAGTTCTTGAAGGTCTTGCATGTTGTAAAGCTTGAGGATCAGCTCCTACTGGATGAGGTTCTAATTGAGGTTGTTTAACTTCAAACTCAGAATTATGAACCCATGCACCCGTCCATTCTTGAACCATTTCTCTATATGGAAATGCTGCACCAGATCTGTCTGATATTGCAAGTGCTCTACTACCTTTTGAAAATCTAGCCATTATATATTTGGATAATAAGTTTTAGGGGTTATATAAGTACTAGCTGCAGAACCGTCTTCTGCTAATGCTCTAGCAAATTCATCTTCATATAATAATTTCATTTCTTGTGTTCTTTGTGGCGCAAACTTCATAGATAAATAATAAGCAAGTCCTGAAACCATACAAGGTATAAATCGATAAGGAGTATCTGTTGCATTACTATAAGCTCCCACATCTTGAATTCTTTTTACATAATAAACATTTATATAATTAGATGCTGCCGTTGAATTAGGTAAAGGATAAAGTGTAATTGTAACTTTATCAATAAATCGTTGAACCCAAAATTGTGAAGGAGTTCCAAGGGATGCTTTATTTGCTGTGGCAGCATAAGCATCTCTAGCAACTTTAGTTAAACCAGTATCTGATTGAGAAGTTGTATTATAATTTTGTCGGTATGTAACATTTAGAATATCGGTAATACCATAAATATTTGCTACAGGAACTGTTGTTGCTTGTGGTGATGCCGCTGCTGCTGCAGCACTATCAACTGAATTTCTATAGAAAGTATAGGTTCCAGCACCTTCGTCAGTTGCATCCACATTAGTTGAAGAACCCACTATGATATTAATATTTGTGTTTCCTACTTCCCAAAAATGAATTCCTCTGTTTCCCCATTCTTGAAAAAGAATATTTAAAGATCTTCGAGCTGTTTTAAGTTGATGACCTGCAGTGCCAACTAAACCGATACGTTCGTACGCATCTACAATAATTTCATCTATCGAAAAATCCTGATCAAATGTGTATGATGAGGAAGTAGTATTTGCCATTACAATTCCTATCCATAATAAACAGTTACATGTGTGACTGCTACGTTTGTAACTTTTAAACTGGTATTAGCTCTAATCCCTGTTCCTGGTAATTTTATGTGTCCAGTAACTGGTGATAAGTATCCTGATACATTTGTAGCTGGTGTATTAACTACCCACATAGCTGTAGTATTATCATTAACTGTTATTGTGCCAGCTGCAACATTCGTAGGTACCACCCATGAAAGTGCTAATATTCTCGCTGGACCATCAAAGACTGTAGTAGTCGTAGCAGTGGTAATATTAACTGTTTTTATATCTACTGGATATCCCATAATTTTTCTCCTTAAGTGTGAGCTTCCGAAGAAGCTCACATTATTTTATTTAGCTATTAACTCCAAGCAGCTGCGCCTGTGTCTGCAGTCATTGCTGTTGATAAGTCATGAGCAAAGTTCCAAATGCCTTTTTCAAAACAAGTAAAATACAGATAACAACCATGAGTTAAACTATTAGTTGCTGCGTTCGCAGGTGTGTACGTTAATACCGTTTCATCTGCTATCGATGTATCTATAGTTTGAACCGCTCCAGTGGCTCTACTTTCCACTTTTGAACCAGTTCTAAAAACATCAGATCCTGCACATGTAAAAGTAAGAACAGCTGTACCACCAGTTGAATCATCTGATTGAGCATGAACTACATAAGTTCCTACTGTCGCTGAGGGTAAAGTAACAGCTTGTGTTGCCGCCCCAGTGAAGTTGTTAACCGTAATTACATTAGCTGTATAAGTTAATGTTCCCGCTGTTGCCACTGATGTAGCAGTTAAGCTAGTTAAATCAGGTTTCGTTCCTAGAAACCTTGATGTTATAACTCCTGTGCTAGTGGCTTTATTGATCTGTTGAAATCCTTTTTCGGATCTAACTGGACCATTAAACGATGTGTTTGCCATGTTATATTCCTCCTAGAATATTTAAATGTAGTCCCTAAGGAATGTCGACTATACGCGTCTACATTTAAGTTTTATTATTAAATTTGTATAGTAGCTAATCTATACCCCAAATTTAAATTTGGCGCAAGTGATCCTGTGGGTTTTGTATGATTTTTGATAGCGCTTAAGTGGCTATCGAGACTTCAGCCTTAGATTCTTCAATTTTGTTAACACGGTGAGCAACTCTTGCTTCTTCTAACTTGATCTCAGTGACGATTTCTCTAATCTTGTCGTCAATTTTTACCATGTTAAGAGTATACCTACCTGATTCATTATACTCCTGTTCCCAATCTAACTCCAAGGACTTCTTGTGTTTGTATAGGTCTTGTGTCATTTATAACTTCCTCATAAGTTATCCATTTACGATTTTTTCTCGTAAATCCATCAGACTCGAACAATACCTCATTTTTTCCTATTTTGTCAAGGATAGATTGTTCGATACTTTCAGCATTATCTTCAGCCATCATAGTGAAGTCTGCATAATAGCCATGGTAGCGGATTTGTACTCGGAAGTTTTTCATAGTGTATTTATAACTTTATTTTTTAAATGTGGCGGAACTATGTTCCGCCACAAAATTACTCAGTTATTGCTTACGCGCCTTCGCAACCAAAGATACCTCTATAGTCGGATACTCCAAATGAGTATCTTTCTCTAGCTTTGTATCTAACGTTACCAGTATCAAAGTCTCCTTCCATTGATGTACTCAATGGAGTTCTTGAAAACATTTTCATACCGTTTGGAACGTCTGTAATGATGTACCAAGAATCAGAGTCAGTTAAGAAATTATTCACTCTATAACCTTGAGGAATCATTCCCATACTGTTGATTGCATTGATGTCATTATCAGCTGTCTGAGTTCTACCTTGAGATTTCATCAATCTCTCAGCATTGAACTGATTTGCAGAAGGAATTATCATTTTAACTCCTTTAGCTGCAATTCTT